TCTCTGCCTGCCATTCGTGGCGGGATTTGAGGGGTTGGAGATGACTCTTGAGTTGTCTCCAAACAACACGACGGCTTTGCGGGATGTCGAACCTTGGATGTTTGAGCACGCCCGCAAGCGCCCCGGGATGTACACAATTCGTGTAAATGTCCCATGGACTTGGTGGTGGACTTCCTACACGCCAGCGACCGGAAATTATGTTCCGGACGATGGCCAGGTCTGTGTTAATTTCACCGGTCAAGAATTCGCCAAACTTGACAAGGTGATTATGAACCAGACTTATGCGGAGAGTAAGTCCAAAGTCATGGCTGCCATTGTTTACCAACACGCGAGTGTGATTTGGCCTTCACATTCACCCGATGACGTTACTATGCGCACATTGGGTGCTTGGGCCATTACTCAATACAGGACCAATGGCAATTGGACCCACGAGGAACCATGGGGTCTCAGTTTTCTGGGTGCTATCTGCCCAATTTTGCGGTGGGAGAAAAAGGCAGTGCACTTGGAGTTGATTGGACTGGGCCCGGGCAACAAACCCGATGAGACCACTGGAGGCATTTTGCCCGGTGGCGGGTCGGGGTCAGACGAAGGATTGGCCGGTGGGTTGTTAGCTGCGAGTCAACCCGCCGACGTTCCGCGTAACAGCCTTGGCTATGTTGTGCCAGGAAGCGGCAATGATGATCACCACCCTTTGGGGTCAGTTGATGCCGACGATGCGTCGATACGAGCTGGTCGCGAAGACAGGATCTTTATGAATGACGCAGGCGTCGGTGTCATCGGCCAGACTACTGTTCCTACCAATAAGAAGCAGATAGTCGGGGTGGCGTCTTTACCGTTTTCCGTCAATCCTAATGTGTATGCCAGGGAATTTGACAACATCTTGTCTGCGAAACTCAATCGCATTGACTTGAAACAAATTCCATTTACGGCTACTAAGGAGGACAAGGCATTACTAGGCAGAGTTGTTCACGCGGCAATTGGAGACAATCCTCGTGTGGCGGTGTTCAGCACACGTCGCATTACAGATTGGTGGCAAACACATTTGTTCGCCGATTTGAAATCAGGCAAGTGGACTGAAGAGCGTTTGTCCAAGGCGATTGAGAATCTGTGCACACGCATAGATCCACAATATCGGTTGTCTTGTGACATTAAGCTTGAACCCATGCCTGAAGGCAAAGCACCACGCATGCTCATCGCCGATGGCGACGAAGGGCAAGTGCTGGCCTTGCTGACAGTGTGTTGCATTGAGGATTTGATAAAGAGCCATTTGCCCAAGAAGACCATCAAGGGTATGAACAAACGCTCCGCGATAAGTCGCGTTTGCTCTGAGTTACGTGTCCCAAAGGCCGCCTATGGGAAAACGAAGCAGAGCAAGAAAGACTTGTCGTATGGTGCATCTGTTTTTGAAGGAGATGGCACTGCTTGGGACACCACGTGTGGCGCTGAACTTCGGGCTTGTGTGGAGAACCCTGTTATTCTTAAGGTTAGTACAGTTTTGAAGGCTTTCATGTCTGAGCCTGCCAGTTGGGTGGATGCGCACTACAATGTGTCGACTCTTGATAAACTCGCTTTGAGTTTTAAGAAGAATGGCGAGTTTAGAAAGATGACAGTCGATGCTATTCGTAGAAGCGGCCACCGTGGGACATCTTGCCTCAATTGGTGGGTTAATTTTACATGTTGGCATGCTACTATCTTTGAGATGCCGGAAAAATTCCTTGATCCTGAAGTCCGTTATGGAGTCGACCGTACTGGTGTGACCAGATGGTTGGCCAGCGCATTTGAGGGCGACGACAGTATACTGTCTACTACGCCAAAGATTGCGGAGAATGGCGAGTTATATGTTTCCATCATTCAGATGTGGACACGGCTCGGCTTCAATATGAAAATATTTCTCCGAGATAAGCGGGCCCTTTTCACGGGGTATTATGTGGCTCTTGACAATGACGGCCCCACCCAGAGTTTTGTTCCTGAGGTGGACCGTTGTTTTGAGAGGGCTGGCATTTCCAATAGTGCCGCCATGATCAAATTCTTCAATGATGGAGACCGGCAGGGGTGTTTGTCCATAGCCAAAGCTGCTGCCTTGGCTAGGGCTTATGAATTCGCCGGTTTGTCACCGACCATATCCACTAAGTTCTTGCGTTATTACGAGAGTCTCGATGTCAAGACCACCGTCGACAGAGATTTGGTTATGAGAACTTGTGGATCTGACAACGAATTTTCAGAACCGGAGTTGATTTCTAATATCAATTTCATGAATGGGAGTGATGACTATGGGAACGAACAAGAACGTTTGGCGGTCCTTGGTTTCCCGTGCTCCCAGGATGAGTTGACTCAGTTCACACTCCGGGTCTGGGATTACGATTTGTTGCACGACTGGGAAGGCTTTCGTGCAAGCCTCCCTGCTTCGTGGCGCAAATAGTTGCCGTGTTTTAATTCGTGTCATCATAATTAGCCATTTTGGCAAGTCCCAGGCTCTGGGGAGGAAATGCCCCAGGGGAGATGACGTAGGACAGTTGCAATCCAAGGGGAAGCTTCGCCCCCCTCTCCTTTGTCCGGGGTGCTGAAGGGAGACACCCTAATAAGTCAGGCTTATTCTTGACCCCTCGCCTGAAGAGCGCAGGCAGGGCGCAGCCTGCCGGCTAGTGGAAGGAGCTAGCCTGAGGTGAAAGCCATGTCGGACGCGGGTTCGCAACCGCGTAGGGTTGGCCGCCTTAACCGGCAGAGGAATCCCCCCTCTCCCGCGCTATCTCTAAGGGATGGTGACCCCAGCACCCAAGCCGTAATGGCGTGGAATGTTGGAAG